CATAGAACCTGATCCAAATACATCACCACCTACGGCGAATTTAGAACCAGACTTAGCTGTTCCGTATTGGAAATCAAGGAAGAAAACAAGTCCTGAAGGTAAGCTCATAGGTTGAACCGAAACGAAATCTTTCGCTGCGATTTGACCGAATACCTTTCTTACGAGAGGAAGAGCAATTCCAGACCATTGTTCACCAGTACCTCCTACAAATTTAGCACCGTCAGTACCGGCACCAGTAAGGGAGGATTCAACAACAAGCTGTTTAGCTTGGTTTTCGAGGATTAAGGCCATGTTGTTTTTCTCGGTTTCCGAAGAAATACCTTCTAACAATCCGGTCTTATCCCACTTATTGGCTAACTTAGCAGCATCCGATTGGACGTTTTTCCACTGGTTAGCACTCTCTAAAAGAGAATTTAAGTTTGACATTTTGTTTTGTTTTAAAATTTAAAATTAATTAATACCTGCTAGTTTTTTAAAGCGAGCTACCATAGCATCTTCTTGAATAACGTTTTCATTCAAAGGACGTTTTGGTGCAACACCAGCAGATTTTGAAGCCATACCTAATGACTCTCTAATGTTAGACTTAATAGACTTAGCTACTAAGTTTTCATTAAGAGCTTCAAAGATAGTTTTAGCTTCTTTTACTGTTTCAGCTTTATCAAAAGCTTTTAAAACCTTAATTTTCTGATTCTCAGTTAAGTTTTTAGCTTTGAAAATCTTATTAGTATAAAGTAACTTAGAATTTAATAAGTTAACTTCATTGAGTTCAGAACGCAAATGGTTAATAACCTCTTTAGCTTCATTCAGCTCTTCGGATACTTTCATTTTCTTAAGTTCGGCTTCGATGTCATCTTTGGCATCTTCAAATCCGTCCTTATAGCCTTCTTGTTCAGCATCTGTTCTAGCATTCTCTTCCAACTCAATTTCTTCAGTATCAGTAACATCAACTGTTACATCAACTTCTTCGTCTTCAGCGTCTACCATTTCAACTGCGTCTCCTCCAGCTTCTAATTCACCAGAATTAACCATGTCTTCGATTACATCTTCGATCATGTTTTTTAATTCTTCTTCACTCATATCATCAAGGTCAACATCATCATCCTCTCCAGCTTCTTTACCTTTTTCGTATTCATACTTGTCTACGTCGGCACGTTCTGCTTCTGATTCTTCTGATATTTCCTCCTTAGCCTCGTCCATTTCCTCTTTAGCTTCGTCCATTTCTTTAGCTTCGTCCATTTCGTCCTTAGCTTCATCCATTTCTTTAGCTTCTTCGAGTTCTAACTCAGCTAATAATTCATCAAGATTAAGTTCTTCATCCATTTCTTTCTCCTCATCCATAGATTCTTTGCCGTAGCCTTCATCCATTTCTTCGGTTTCATCAATTTTTGTTGAAACTTCCTTGTCAAATTTGTTTTGACCTTTTAGTTTGCCTTTTTCATACTCATACTTATCAACTTTTGCTCTTTCTTTACGTGATTCTTCTGAAATTTCTTCGACTTCGTCGATTTCTTCGATCTCGTTAATTTTTTGAGCAAGCATGTCTTTAAGATGAGGTGTAAAAGCTTCTTCTAAAGCGGCTTTCGCATTAGCGATAGCTACTTCTTTGACTGCTTTAGCATCTGCGATAGCATCTGCTAACAAATCTCTGTTTGCCATTGTTCCTAAATTTTTTGGGAAAATACGCTTATTCTGTAGAAGCGTAATAGTGATTAATAATAATAATTAAGATGCTGTATAGACTGACAGCATATTCTAGAGATACATATGTAAAGAAAACAAAAGGACGCAAAAATGCGTCCCTTTATCCTTCTATTTTATTTTGTATAAATTTATATGATAGGGCATTGTCCGTTATTACAAAGAATTTCTGTAATAACTTCGTTTACTATATTATATTTAATAATGGGTTGGTTTGAGACATCTAAACCTTCGCTTATGGGGTGAACATATGCTCCGGGTGTAGATGGTGTTGAAACAAAATCCCAACATAGTAGTTCAAAATCATCTTGAACTTCTTGCACCCCATTAGAGTTGGGTTGTAAACTACCCATACCTCTAGAAGATACACCTACTGTAATTCCATTTCTGAATAACTCTGTTAATATATTACCTGAAGGAGTAGGAAGGATCTCAATAGTACCTATTACATCATCTCCATCCCATTTGATAAATTTTATATTATGAGAAACGTTTTTTAAATTAATAATAGAAGAATCTGGGTGGTCTAATTCACCTAGTGCTCTATTTTCTTTAACAGGACCATCAATATAATTTTTTACTTCTCTTTCTAAAATTTCTCTAGGGTAGTATCTACCATTACCGTTTTTTGTTTCGGCGGTTTGTAATCTACCCTCAACTATTAAATTACCATTATCCGTTTTAAGGGCTTCGGTAATTGCTTTAGGGGCAATTTTAAAAAATTGAGTATCTATGAGGGTCTGTCTCATTATCCCATAGTATTCTTATCAGCAGTAACTTCCATTAACTTTTTTTCAAGTAAAGCAACTTCTTTTTGTACTGATTGAACAGCTGCTTGGTTAATGAATTCAGAAATAGATTCATCTTCATTTACCATAAGAGCATTTTTTCTTTCAGCAATTGCTCTTTCATAAATTTTAGCTTCAACCTGTTTTTTAGCCATTTCCCCTAGACGTTTTGCTTCTTTCATAACGTCTTTCATACCCATTCTGCCTTCTTTTTTTGCTTTCTTTTTTAGGTCTTTCTTTTCATCTTTCATACCGTCCTTGTACCCTTCTTCTTCGGCATCAGTTCTAGCATCTTCAGACATATCTTCCTTTTCATCTTTCATACCATCTAGATACCCTTCTTCTTCAGCATCTGTTCTAGCATTTTCTGCTAAATAGGCTTCGAACTTAAGTTCATAGGATTCTTGTTTACGATCTGCAAATGGGTTCCCAATTGATGGAATTCCCGCTACAGCTTCTTCTAATAGTTCTTTTAATTTTTCTGAGTTGCTCATTATTGCTTCTTTTAAGTCTCCATAGCCGGAGGATTTGTATTTACCTTTAATTTCTTTGGGAGTTAAGCCTACTACTTCATCTGTGTAGCCAATCCCTTCTACTCCAAATGCTGCATTTTCAATGTAGTACATAGGATCTTTTCCTAATTGTTTCACTACAATTTCCATTGCTTTTTCAAGGGGCATTGAATTATCTTTTCTTATTTCAATTGCTACACCATTTAGAAGTTGGTCAGGATTAATATTATTAAATAATTTAGGATCCTGGTAGTCATATACTTTTGAGTTTATTTCATCTACTTCTTTAGTAGGTTTCTTTTCAGTTGCTTTAGCTGCCTCTGTTAAGTACTTTTGAAATTTATATATCAGTTCGCTTGTCATGTTAATAAATATTAATCTTTGTATAAATCTATATAATCTATACCTTTTGCTTTTTTTCTTAGTGCTTTTTGATCAACAGGTTTGTATCCAATTGAAGTATAAGAAGAAATGTTAGGTTTAGATCCTTTTTTTTTAAATGCAAAAGGTGTATTATAACCCATCCCTTCTATTTCTTTAATACTATTTTTTACTAAAGAATATTGATCAGGATAATTTTTTCTAAAAAAAGTCCTAAATGAGTTAAACGTATCAATTACTTTATCTGCTTGAATTTGATATTCTTTATCACCCCTTAGTTCAGGTTTTGTTTTAAGTGATTTTGCTGCATTTTTAGATTTGCCTAAGTTTTTAAGCAAATTAATAAAGCTTGGAAGGGGAATAATAGTATGAGTGATGCCTCCTCCTTCACCCCTTTCTTCAGGTTTATTAGCTTTAGCATAATAACTCAAATCACCTTTAAAAAAATCATCCTTACTAGTAGGACCATATAAATCCTCAATTCTTTTAATAAAGTTTGGGCTTAGTTCTGAGGGTTTGATAGTCTCAGCCATTATTTAGTTGTTTTAAATAATTCTTCAGTTAATTGATAATATTGAAGAAGGTTGATTAAATCATCATTATTAATTTTAGAATTTTTATCTAATTCTTTAAGGAGTTTTACTACTTCTACTAATTTAATTTTAGTAGCTTCATCCTTTACACTTTTAATTTGATGATTCAATACTTTTTTTACCTCATTAATTTTAGTATTATAAATCTCTTTTAAACGAGGAGTATTATCAATTGAGTTAATAAACTCTTTTAATATACCTTTTTGACCTTTGTTTAAATTAGAATATTTACCATTAAATTTTTCAAGCATTACCTTATAAGTAAGGATTCTTAAATCTTTATCGTATTTGCTAAACTCTTCAACTAAATCCTCTTTTACTTTTTTCTCACTAACAGGTTTTTCAGTTAATTGCTCTAAAATTGTTACTTTATTAGCAATAATTTCATCAGTTTCTGATAATTTATCTGAGTTGTAAATTTCTATAAGTTTATAGAATGCTGCATATCCTTTATAATTAGGAACTTGATGGCTAAAAAATTCTCCTAAATTATAATGTTTACGAATTTCATTAATTAGGTTATATTTATCTCTTCTTAATGCACTTCTATTTAATTTACGAGTAGCTTCTAATATCGTATTTAAAGTAATATCTGCTTTACCCTCACTTAAATTTTTAGTTTTAAATAAAGATTCGTAAAGTTTATATTCTCTCCCTAATTCGGTTTTAGCAAATGCTTTTTTTAAAATATTAAGAGAAGCAGATTCGCCACCTGATAAAGTATCAGCCGTTATTTGTCTTACTAAAAGTTCAAATAAAAGTCCTGTATTTTTATACTTAGAATGTTTGATTCTCATTGATGGGCTTTTTTATAAATATATAAAGATTTTCATTCCTTTAAGTTACTTTCATCTAGTAGCGAACTGTCTTGCTCAAATACTAATTGTTTACGATTAACTCGTAACTTTTTTAACATCTCTTTATTTTGTAAATAAGCTGTTTTAGCTTCTAAAGCTAAAGGTGAACCTCCTTTATACGAAGGTCTTATAGAATCTGATTCATTTTCTTTACCTTTCATTGCGAATGCTCCTAATCTATCTTTGCCAAAATTATCATTTTGAGTGTTACGATTAGAAACTTTTTCTTCGGGGCGGCCCAATTTTTCATTATATCCTGCGGGAACGTTATCAGGTTCATCATAATATCTACCTTTACCGTACATAGAGGCTAAATCATGTGGGGTACCATATGATTCTCCGGTTTCAACAGGATCATTACCTTCAGCTTCTATTTGGCTATTGCGGAAAGCACGTTTAGCATCTTCACTAACTAAATCTCTAAATTCTACATATTGATCTTCACTTAGGTGGAATAAATGATCATAAATGAAATCAGTTGGGAATAATTTAGTTTCCATCATTTGAGCAGCTAGGTCAACTTTTTCTTTCATTAACGCTACTCGCTCTTGGTCATAAATAATTGAAGGAGTGGTTAGATTAAGTTCAAAATTTGTTAACTCTTCACCATCAAATCCTTGAGTATATAAATGAACAACTGCAATTTTATATAATTCGGAGAGTACAATTCGTTGAATACGTTCTACAGTACGAGCAAATCTAATATCTTCAGCTGCTAATGTGGCTTTACCATCAGTATTTTCATCATAACCCAAAAATGCTTTAGGTACTTTAAGTGCTGCGAATAATTTATCTCTTAGATATTCTACATCTTGAATACCATCATATTGCATTCCAGGTGTAGTATCAATTTTAGTGGCAGTATCATTACCTCTAACAGGGATATAAAAATCTTCTAACATGTTTTGCATGTTATACTTTAAATTATAATCTCCAGTTTGTTGATCTACATACGGGGTACGTTTCATCTTTGAGATAGTCTTTTGCATAAAGTTTTCTATCTCAGCAGGTGGGATAGCTCCTACATTTATATAAAAAATACGTTTCTCAGGTGCACGAACAATTCTATGTACTAACATAGCATCTTCCATTAACACGTACTGCTTAAATAACTTACGAGCAGGTTCGATATAACTTCTACCATATGGGAGATAATTTACATCTGAGAGGAGTCTAAAATGGGCTATTTCGTAATTATCAAAATAAATTGCTGTGTTACTATCTCTGTCAGTTGTATATGAAGTACCCCCAAAATATCCACCATATTCTCCTCCACCACTTAACCCATCAGGGTCAAATTTAAATCTTACTTCTACATCTTTTTTATTTTCCCCTACTTTTTCTTCTCTTATAATATTATATGCTGTGTAAGGAATAACATTATAAACACCAAATTTTTCAGCTATTTCTAATTTAAGGAAAAAATCACCATATTTACACATTTGGCGAATCCACATCCATAAATTAAATTCAATGTTTAAAACATCATAAAATAAGTTATAAAGGATTTTTTGTACTTGTTCGTCTGAACTTTTAATTTGGAGTACCTCACCCATTTCACTTTTTAAAGTGGACTCATCAGATAGTATATCTAAAGAAGAAGCAATGATAGCATCTGTATCCATTGCTTCGTAATCTGAGTATAATTGGGTTCTAAGGGTTTGATAGTTTAATGCAGGATTATAAGCTGCCATTTGATTGGTAGTATATAACCTATTATATCTATCAACCATTGAATTGGTTTCAGTAGTCCCTGCCATTTGTTCTTGATTAAAGTCAAGAACTTTAAGTTGACTCCCTCCTACATTACGAATTATTACATCTGTGGAGAATAATCGTTTTAATCTTGTAAATACACTAGTATCAGCCATGTTTGTTAATATATGAATAAATATTACAGAAGCCAACTAAAATCTTCAGTTCCACCTTTTCCATCATCCATTGTATACGGGTTATCTTTCCCTGTGGAGAAATAGGCTCCATGATATTCAGTGGTGTTTTTAGAAAATGCTCCTAAAGCTGCTTTTGTTATATCTAATCCGTGTTGTTTAAATTTTAATGCAGTATCTCGTACATATAAGCCGATACCAAAACTCATAACTAAATCATCATTATAACCAATTTGAGCCTCTGCCCTTCCATGCTTCCAAATAAACGTTTTCATTTCTTCTAATAAACGTTTAGATTGGATTGTTACTCCTTTATCACTTACATATTCTTGACATTTACCTATTACCATAGGACGGGTTCGGGTAGACATAGTAAATCCTGCTGTCATGCTTGAATTATTTTCATAATTTTGTAAATAAGAATCTACATTTACCATATCAGATTTTGGTGAATAATATAAATTAGGATAATTACGTTCAATAATAGTTTGAATTGTACTCCATCCTATATTAGCATTTTCAACTACTAATAAGGCATTATTGTATTCAGTAGCGATTGCTGTTAAAATGTTTCCAAAATCCTTAGTACCTATTTGGCCCTTATATTCACCTACTTGAGTTGCTGATTCTACATCAAATATATGAAAGGCCGAATAATCCTTACCATCACCCCTAGCCACGTCAGCCGAAATTAAATATTGTCTAGTATAGTCAGCTGATTCCCAAATCCATAAATTTTGGTCTGCTCCCCTCCTTTCTAAAGGTTCTTTGATTGTAGATTTTTCTATAAACTCTAGATATTCAGGGTAGAAAACTATATCTCCTGATGTGCTAAAGTCGCAATCACATTCCTGTGCTGCCATTCTTGGGTCTCCCAACAATTCATCTTGTCTATCTCTCCAGTCTTGGTCTCGCTCAGGATGGACAAACCAAGGCAATTTAATAGGTAAAAATTCGTTTTCACTTGCTTCTGCCCTAACCCATGTTTGATGGAACCAATTACCAGTTCCATAAGGAGTTGAAAGTGCTATGCACCCCCCACCTGTGGCAAGTGTTTGTTGTGCTGATGCCCATATCTCACCAATATTATCAATAAAAGCAGCCTCATCTATTAGTAGAAGAGAAACTGCTTCTGATCTACCTGCATCACTTGATGCTGATGTAGCTTTAATTTGAGAACCATTAGTTAATCTAAGAGTTAATTTATTATTTTCTTCAAAATCTACTTTAAGCCAAGAAGGTAAATTTTCATACATAAATTTAACCTTTGTAACCATGTTTTTAGCAGTTTCCTGCTTAGTAGCTATACAAAGAATATTCTTATCCTCATGAAAAATCATCAACCATAAAGAATAACCAGCAGATAATGTAGAAATCCCTAATTGACGCGATTTAAGAATAATAGAATAAGGATTATCTTCAAATAATTTAAGTACTTTTTCTTGAAAAGGATATAAATGAAAGTTAATTCTACCTCTTTGGGGATGTTGAATCATACAATACTTCTTCATGAAGTGTATAGGATCTTGGGCACACTTTACATATTCTTGCCTTATTATTTTTTTAAGATTACTCATTGAGGGAGTGTATAATCTACAACGTGTAGCAGTAGAAGTATTCCTACAGCCCCAGTCCAAGGTTTTTTATACCATTTATCTACTTGATTTAAATGGTCCAAGTGTAGGTCAATTTGATTGTTTAGTAATTCTATCTCTTGATCCCTATATGAAAGAAGATTTTCATTATGGTCGTTTAATTCAAGATGGAATTCTATTTGTTTTTCTAGTTGTTTAATTAGAATTGTTTTAATAGAATCTTGAGTTTCAAGAGTGTCTAAAGCTAAAAAAAATTCTTCAAGTTCTATAGCAGGAATTTGAAGGGTATCTTGTGAAAAACAAAAACTAGATACACATAAAGAAAGTGTAATTAGAATTTGTTTCATTTTTTAGCTCTATACTTTTCTTTAAAATCACTAGTAGTCTTTTTAGCACTAGTAGTTTTTTTAACTTTTGCTTTAGTTTTAGCTACTTTTTTGTCTTGACTTTTAATAGCCTTTTTAGTTTCTGCTTTTTTAGCTTCTACTTTTTTGGCTTTAGCTTTAACTTTTTTAACTTCTTTTTTATTAGCTTCAACTTTCTTTTTAATTTCTTTTGTCTTTTTAGAAGAATTAACAACTAATAATCCCCCTATAAAAGTTAGGGCACCCAAAATGTATTTCCATAATTTCATAACAATAAATATTAATAATTAATAGTTTTTAAAATTTGTTCAATACGTTCATCAGTTGATCCCTTAATAGTATGAAAAACAGGACGATATTTAAATAAAAGTTTTTGAATAGTTTCATCAATTTTGTTTCTATATTCAGCATTTGTTTCACGAATTCCATTATCTTCAATACCTAGTCCCTCTGGTGAAATATAAAATATGAAATCATATTCTTTGATAAATCTAGAAGCATACTCATTAAATGCATCTGCATCTATATAACTTACTTTTGTAGCACAATTTGTAAAAGACATTACATCAATAATTGTTCTATCAGTAATAAGATTCTCTTGCATTAATTCTGTTACACGTTCAGCAAGAAATATAGTTTGACCTTCAATAGTAGTCTCATGATTTAAAGGAATACCTAATGAATTAAGATATTTACTACGCTCAGTAGCAAAATTATAATTCTTAAATTCAGGTAATTTTTTCAACGCATTTACAAGCGTTGTTTTACCTACAGACATTGTTCCACAAAAACCTATTTTCATAATAATATTATTTTATCCTCCTTGACGTGCTGATTCTCTCATTGCAGGGTTTTTATACCATGGAACTCCATTTCTTTCTCTTCGAACTTCTTTCCATTCTTCTTCAGTATGATAAATCCCATAAATATAATATTCTCTTAACCGTCTCACACCCTGAGGTATGAGAGCTGGTCCTTCCCAATTGTGAAGTTTACCATCCCAGTGGTGTAATATAGTACCATCAGGGGTTTTAGTTCGAGTTGGTTCAGGCCATTTATTATTTTTACTCATTATTTTAATTTATTAGTGTTTTCTTTAGGCATTGTTAAACCCCCCATAATATATTCATGTGTGTCTCCCATTTCATGAGGTTCTTTATTATTAGCAGGGTCATTTAAAAAATCATTTACTTCTTTCTGCAAAAGTAATATTTGTTCTGCTACTAATGTACCTTGTGCTCCTGATACTGTAATACCTCTAGCACTTAAAGCATCACCTACAAAATGAACATTAGGATATGTAGTTAGACTTAAATCTTGATAATTTACAAGTGGTTCGGGTGATAAGTATTTTACTTCAGGTACGTAAATTCCCCAATCATCACCAAGTGTTGGGAATACTTTTTTCATATCCTCAATAAAGTCTTCAATATATTTAAAATATCCTTTAAATGCATCTCTTACTTCTTGAAGACCAGATTCACCAATATAATGGGCTTTAACCCAATCACCCTCAGATGTGAGTGTTTTATCTTTATTTGAAGGGCTATAGTATAAACCTGCTTTATATTTAGCTTCAAATCGTCCTAGTGCTTTCTTGCCACCTGATCCTTCATTTGAAACTATATTATGTTTTTGTACTTTAGAAACTAACTCGCGTGACCAATCAAATGGTTTATCAATACCTTTAACTTCCATTAAGATGCCAAAGTTAGTCATATCATTACGATGTTCTTCTCCTTTTTTAGCATGGCCATTGTAGCTATAATCACCATATGTTTCTTCAAGTGCTACATATGCTGCATTGTTATTAGTACAGAATGAACGAAGAGATACACCTTCATCTTCAAATTTACGATATAATTTAAAATCATAACTTACATCAATTAGTTTTTGAAAATGCTTTTGTGGTGCTTCAAATCTAACACCAATTTGTACTGGTTTTGATTCTGTTGGTAGATCATATTCTTCTGCTAATTTCTTACCAAAGTCAATACCTGATTTGCCTACACCAAAAATAAGTGTATCATATCCTATCCAATCATTATCTTCTGTGCTTTTATCAGTGTGTAATTGTTGGGCATCAAAATCAATTGATGTAACCTTAGTTTTCCAAATAAATTTGACACCTTTATCACAAAGAAAATCGTACCAATTTTTACCAATCTCATGTAGATAATCTGTACCTACGTGCCAAACTGGGAATAAACGTAGTCCAAAATAAGGTTTGATAAAATCTGGTTCTGCTACAGGATTAGAGCATTGTACTTCCTCTGGTTTAGGATGAAAGCGTTTAAAGTTATTAATTACTTGATCCATTAACTCCATTGCTTTTTCATCACCAGTATACTTAGTTAAATGACCACCAATTGAGGTATGATATGTAAGTTTACCATCAGACCAACCTCCAGCACCCATAAAACCTGTCATTACTTCTTCAGGTTTGCGATTGTATGGATCATTACCCATATCAATGATGGTAATTTTACCATCAAAACCTTCATCTACTAATTTAGTTGCAGCATTAACACCTGCTACACCTGCTCCAATTATTACTACTTTTTCCATTGTTATATTAAGATTATGTAAATATACGAACAAAAAGTGACGTCTCCAAAGGAGACGCCACAGATGTCATGTTTTTTTTAATTGCGACTGGCTATGAATCAGTCTATATATTTTTTGTTATACGCTGTATGTCCAGTCACTTTCAGTTAATCCCCAATCTCCATCGATTTGAGTTAAAACATATTTTAAAACTGCTTCTTCTTGTTTATCAAATTCATCTGTAGATGTTAGAGTTAAGGAAGCAAAAAATGTATTCCAAGCCCCCTCATCTATATTATAATTTAACCCTGTTGCAAAATTATTAGATCCACTTACCCTTACAGGACAGTTTATCATTACATTATGGTAAGTTCCCCCATCATTTTGGTAAGTAATTTGTTCAGGGATTATTTCTAATACTCCTGAAGATTGGTTTTCAGCATTATATATTACTGAGGAATTAGATGTAAGTTTATGTGACATATTTTATTTTTTATCTTCAGCTACTGATGCTTTACGATATTCAGTTACTAATTTTTTAATCTCACCTAATGCTTTACGGGCTCTACCGTGAGCTGCCTTAGATGTACCTTCATGTTCGGTTTTAAACGTTTCGTATAAACCTTCGATTTGTTCAAATAACTCTTGAGTATTCATTTTTTTATAATTTTTATTGTTAAACTTCCGTTACCTTTTATTACGCGATGTAAATATCCACGAGGGATGTCAAAACTGCTATTTTCTTTAAGTTCAAATGGGATTTCTTCATCAAATTGAAATTTCCACCCATTACTCTCTATAACTTCTATTGTTCTATCTTCTTGGTCTTCATGCCAAATTAATGACATTGGGTCTACGTCTTCTGAGAATATTCTGATATTAGAACTATCTGTATAAGGATTCATTATGCTCCTATGTCTGCTATTACGTCTTTAAAAATGGTATGGACTTCTTTACCTTTAACAGCTGATTTAAGTCCATATAATCCTCCCTTAAGATAACTAGCTTTTTTTACATAATCAACAGCATTACCCCCTGCTTGGCCCGCCATCATTAGAATGACGACAGCATAAAGAATACTAGATATTTGATCTTTTTTCTTTTCATCTTTAGTGAATAAACCAACTATTCTTCTGATAGGAGCTTTAAATGCTTTTTCATTATCATGAGTCCACTTATAAATGTTTTTAGCAGCTTCTTCACCTTTACCCCAATTGTATTTCTTAGATATTTTTTGAACAAATTTAGCAAGCATATTAGCTACAGTATTAGATAATAAAATGTAGCCTATAATACCTACTATACCTGCTACTTCATCAAGCTTTTTAGCTTTATCACCTAACTCATTCTTAATAGCTCCCGCTAGTTGAGCTCCTAAAGCATCAAATTCATTATCAAATGCTTTTTCTTCAGGACCATTATCCTTTAATTCTTCTTGAAGAAGATAATTATTTTTTAAATATGATTTATAATCAAAATTGTTCATTACCAAAAAGTATTCATTTTAGGGCCCAAACCGAGTGCTGGGGCATATCTTGGGAGGTTACAACTCCAATATCCTGCTGTTGTTCTATCCTTCTTTTGGTCACAATTGTGTCTAGCAGCAAATGCCTGTCGCGCTTTTGGGTCTTTAATTTTTGCTCTTAAACCGCCTGATCCAAATGAGACTTTTTTAACTTTGTCTCCATCCATTACATAAACATAGTAAGCT